ACATCTTTATTGTATCCACAAGAATTGCAAAACCAAGCTCATATTCAGAAGCATAGTCTAATATAATATCTTGTGGTGTACCATTTGTAGTTGAGTTTTGATAATTATCTGTGTGAAAGAAGTCATTTGATATTGGAAATACCACTTTGTTTATATCGTAGATAGCTCTAACTTTTTCTATCAAGTTTTGAGCCACATTAAAGAAACGTCTTGCTCTCACTGCAGGATCATTATCTCCATCAACATAGCGCTTTGCTAAATGATAATCAGATAGAGATAACTCAACATCTATGATGTTTCTATTGTTATTTCTATCTGGTGAGGGGATTGGAATGTAGTTTGATTTGTAGTTCTCTAAGAACTTACTAAAATCTTCAGCTGTGTAGTCTGCTGGTGTTTTTCTTTTTGAAAACACTGATGATGTAAACTTTCCACTTGGAAGCACCTTTGACCAGTAGTTGGTAATTACATACCTCTCTAGGTCTATTTTGTGGAGCTGTGCTAGCTCTATATCATCTTTAGGTTCGTAATCTAATGTTATTGTACTTTCGATTGTTCCTTTCTCATTGCTTACTTTCTTAACAATTTCAAAATCACTTGATGTATTTTTTAAGAACTCATCTCCATCATCTTTGTCTCTCTTCTTCAGTTCTTTAATTAATTCATCAACTTCATCTTCAGTTATGTTCAGTTTTTCAGCGTAGAACTTTTTGCTCTTTTTCCAGTGTAGTAGTCCCTCCAACTGGGTAAGCAATGATTCATTGTATGACATGTACAGTTGTATTTAGTTAAAAAATATTGTAAAGGTAGGGAATTTATTTTGTATATCACAAATAAATTTACTAAGGAAGGTTATTATTTATAATGAGTTTAGTTATAAATAAAAACTCCTAGGGCTACTGATAACCCTAGGAGAAGCCTTGCAAAACCAACAAAACAAGACTTTTTATACATTACACTACAGGTGATGTGCTAATATCTAAATATTTACCAGGAACATCAACTGACATCACTCTAATGACTGCTGTTGAGTTTGGTATTTGATCTGTTGCATATCCTATTAGTAGTTCATCTCTTGTTACACCTGATGCAAAAGGTGCAGTGAATCCGTTAATATCTGAATAAAGATAGAACGTCTGAAGGGCTGTGCCTATTGTATATATTTGTACTGCTCCTGTCATAATCAAAATACAATTACTTCATCTACATAGTTATCACATACCCCTACATTTTGTATCCTTACACTTGTTGCACCACTAGGTATCCCCACAGTAAGCCCAAATGCACCAGTGAGCACTGCTGTTGTTGTAGATGCTATTGGTGTAAGGTAATCAGTGTTTGCATATATGTCAACAGTGCTTGTATCAACACCTGCTGAGGTTAGTCTTATTGTCATTGTTGCTGCCATAGTTTATTGTTTTAGGGAAGACAGATTTGTATAGGTGTTAGAACAACACCTGCATCATTAATTTTTGCACTAAATGGACCAAACGAGAGACCAGATAAATTAACTTTCCAATACTCACTACCACCTGCAAACACACTTGTCATTCCTACATCAGTGTATACAATATCTCCTACACTTAGTGTACTAACGATTTGTTGATCAATATATACAGTGTTTGGTGTTGGGAAAGGACAAGCATCAGATGGATCACTCGCAGCTGATATATTAGATGCACCTGCTAGTGTAGTAGTTGTAGTTGTAGTGGCTGGTGTGTCACGCACAGCTGATGGTCCATTCAATGCACAATCAAGTGGTGTTGCTGTAGTGGTTGTAGTGGTAGTACTGCTACTTGTACTAGTGGTAGTAGTTGTGCTACTTGTACTAGTAGTGGTTGTTGTAGGAGGATTAACATCACCCTGGAATATCCATATAGTATCAGCACTTCCCATTGTATATGGAGAGAATAGTGGTGTAGTTAACTCATTTACACAAGGTGTACAGTTGTCTTGTGGTTGATATAAAAGTCCATCCTTAAGTACCTTGTTAGCAAAGTTATATGTACCAGTTTTAACATTACCGATTGTTGCTGTTACAACTTGACCAGCGGTTAGGAATAATGTTCCTGATTGATATGTATTGCCAGGACTAATTATCGAAGCGACCACCTCTATAGCGTCTACAAATATTCGAAGTTTTACATTTCCTATATCTGTAGGGGTTCCTGTAATAAGTTCCCATGTAAACTCATATGGAGGAGCCTCAGTGGTTGTTGTTGTAGTGGTGGTACTAGATGTGCTAGTAGTTGTACTAGTAGATGTAGTGGTTGTTGTTGGGCAATTAGTTGGTATGTCAATACAATTTTCACATGTACCAACAGAACACACTCGTATAATAGTTGCTCCCACAGGAAGTTCAACAATATATCCAGCAGTTAAACTTGCAGCAGGAACTTGCGTTTCAAAAGGAGCAGTGTACCCATTTGCATCTGAATATAAATCAAATGGTCCAGCAGAACCTCCAGGAGGGATTGTTATGTTTATTTGTATCAACATGTCTTACGGTGGTGTTGTTGTGGTTGTTGTGGTTGTGTTTTCTAACACTATATCTACGAAGTTTACACACTTTTCTGTAGCTTGTATTCTTACAATGGTTGTAAAATCTGGGACCAATGCACTAGAATATCCAGCAACTAGAGATGCTCTACTTACTCCTGTTTCAAAAGCAGTGGTGAAACTATCGAGGTTTGAATATAAATCAAACACCGTAGCATCAGTTCCTGCTGTAGTTAGTGTTAGTAATACTGTCATGATTATGATGGGCAGCAGTTGTTATTAATTGTTACTATTTGTGCGTTTATATTAATAATTTGTTCTGTAATAGAAGAAATAGCAGCAGTGTTATTTGCTACTTGATTCTTAAGTTGTACAAGAACCTCATCTATTTTTGATAACGCAACATTGAGTGTATCACAAGCCTCTACTCCTGAACCAGGAAGTGTAGGACCATTGTATACAATTGTGCTCGAAAGTGCACCACTGGTGCCACAAGAGTTTGTAGTAGAGTTGCAATTACAAGTGCTACTACATCCACAAGGACTATTTAAAACTACACCAGTGCAGCAAGGATTTACAGGTAGGTATGCCATTTTATTTTATGTTTTAAGGTATGTACATTATATAATAAACTCCACGTCCAGGTTGGTAGTTAACGTGTCCATTTCCACCACCAGTTGGAACATTTGTAATTGTGGTGTCTACAGATAAGGTAACCTCATTAGTCTTACCAGTGACCCCTTCTCCATTTGTAGAACTTCTTAAACCATATCCAAAGTTTCCACCAGTAGAATAACTAGGTTCTATTGGATCATTTGCATTTAAATTAGTTCCTCCACTTTCAGCACCAACAGACAAGTGTGAGTGATTTTCTGGAGTAATTGTAGAGACTGCAGTATTAGCATGACTATGTGCAGGAATTTGTCCTGTAGTTAGAATTATGCTATTTAAACCATGTGTACTTCCTAATCCATAGCTTGGGTTTCCTGATATACCAGGATCTACAGCAGAATCAAGTGCTCCACCACCCATAGAACCATCACTAGTACCAACTATCACTCTACCTCTTAAATCAGGAGTTCCGTTGTTACCGTTACACAAGTAGATGCGGTCCCAGTTACCAATACCTGCTCCAGAAGCATTAAAATTAGCTAAAAATGCAGAACCACCTGCAGCAGCAACAATTGAATAAGGAACCATACGGTTGCTTATAAGGTTTTCAGTACTATCTAGATAGTTTTGGATGTACGTATTAATGTCTGAAATCCTTACGTACGTAGCATCTACATATGTTACAAAGCTTGTAAGTTGCTCAGCTACAGCACACACTTTATATATTACAGCTTGTAATACATCTATTGTACTTGTAGCATCACTCACTGTAAGACAGTCTACATCATAAGCTACGGTTGGATTAGCTGAAGGAATATTAGCCACTGTATCTTCCAGAGCACACAATGATTTTAGAAGAGCTGTAAGCCAGTTATTTAATGATATAGGATCGCAGTTTGGTAAGTTTTTATCTACGCTTTGACATACGTCAGAAGGTTGGATTACAGGAATGATTCCTGTTCCATCTAATGTAGAACTTAAAAATGTTATTAGAGCCTGCTCTACATAAGATAGAGAGTCTCCCTTCTGTATTCCTAGGACAGGGACATCTACCCCTGTATATTTAACGCACTTATCTGAGGTGATCTCAGTACATCCGTTATAGCAATTTGAGCAATTATTTGACATGGTAATTTATATTTTAACAAGGGTTATCTAATGTATTGGTTAATCCAACCTGCCAGAAAGTTTTTCCATCACAAGATTTAGTCTTGTCACTACTTCCTCCAGGTTCTGTTCTATATTCTATTGTGCTAGTTTTCACAAACTGGAGAAGATCCTCTTTATCCCAACTAGTAATACCTAGCTGACTAGCTACTTCATCTATTCTACAAGCATATCCATAAGTATATGAATTATTTCCACCATCACAACTTGAACCACCTCCAGCAAAAACTAATCCAATCACTTTTATTATTCCTCCTATATCAGCAATTAGTGCAGATCCTGAATCTCCACCTCTCACTGGGTTACAACAATAACCATACTCTGCAGGATCTTGTGTTTCAGGATGTTCTACTGGTGGTTTGAAATACCCTATTGCATTTTCCATTATAATAGTGGTACACCCACTTATATTCGCTGGTTCACACGGACCTTGCATTTTATAATTAATAGAAAAAGTACTACCTAATTCAAATAACTTTAATGGACAAGTGGCACCACCTTTAGGACCAGTTGTTCTACCTGAACTATATAGTTGAGGATTTACAGCAAGTAATGTATCTATTTCTCCTGTTGTGGCAAAGGGGAGATAATCTATAACAACACTATCAAGTCCCACTTGTTTCCAGGATATAGTTGAGCTAACTACACTTGCATCTAGTGAGAATATTGCAGCATCAACACTGTTGGTCAGTAAAGAAGTTACTGGATATATGGGAACATATCTCAAGCTTCTTCCTATAATATTAGTAGCTGGTGGAACTCCTACATACTCAGCATCCTGATATATGTTATCTGCTGGACTATATTCATTCTGTGCTACACCTGCCAAGTTTCTTTGACTTGTGTAGAAAGCATCTTGTATTGTTACGTGATTATTAGTAAGTCCTACAAGAGCTCCTGTTGCTACATCTTTAACAACAAGTCCAAATGTACCTACAGTATTAGAGTTGTTTAAGCTGGTAATAGACAAGCCTCCTTTTATAGGTCTTGTAAATGTTCTATTTGCTACTGAACCAGATCCTGCATTTTGACCACATCCTCCATTACATGTAAGTAACTCTATTCTTCCAATCTCTTTAA